CCCGATTATCTAGGATGGAACCTAGACAAGAGCTACTGGATCCTGAACGCGTCCGTGAAGAGGCGAAGAGAATCGTTCGGTGGCTGTGCGGATTGGTAGACCGCACTGGGAAACTCCCAGCGGGTGACTACCAGGGGAAAATCCTCAATACAGTATCTGAGATCTGTAAGAGGTCTAAACTCCCCTGTGGTGAACTTGCTGAGGCCCTCACCAAGGGCCGACTCACTCGTAGCTTGGTTGACTATTCCGAGCTACTGATTTCCAATTTAGTGGTCGGGTATTTTGACGTCCTTGAAATATACCTGGGAAAGCAATCTGTAAGACTTTCCGATATCCGGGAGATGGCATGTAAATATACGTTTTACGCAATTAATCGCCGTCTCGAGGATTACATCAAGTTCCAGACCGCATGGCTCCAGGCTAGAGCTATGCGCGACGTCACTCCTGAGCCTGAGGCTCCCTCCTGGTTAAATGAGGGTTTCGGAAGGTGTTTTAGTGCACTCTTAAATAGAAAAGTTCATTTAAGATGCGTGCTTCGAGCGAGACCAAATGACGTGTCTCTTGCAGCTTCTCTCTATCAAGTCAAGAGAGTTGCCCCCCCTTTGCCGGATGATCAAATTGAGAAGAACTTAGAAAAGTCTCTCGATCGTCTAACAAAGGACGAGGAACCCGCGGGCGTTGATGAACCCTTTCTTGAAGATCTCAAGCGGGAGTGCAAGAGGACGGTAGATGAACTCGTCCAGAACGCTCGACGGGAAGGCTGGAATCGCAAAATCTCACGAGATTGCTTTCCCAGTCAGTCCGCCGCCTTCGAAAATCCTATCTCAAAAGGAGGCCAGCTTGGTCAGCTGGTTAAGGAGAATAATACCCCCCGGCTACCCGTTCTTCTCGGAATGTTTGAATATAAAGGCCGCGTTACACCCGTTTATGGATGGGCGGATGACGGTGATACTATCTTATCCGACGAAGAACTGGGACGAGAAGTCCCCGCCGCATTAAAGTGTCGAAGGTCTCCCGTGTTGGAGCCTTTCAAGGTCAGGGTGATCACCATGGGTCCTGCGGTACAGTACTACAGGGCCCGTCGTGTTCAGGGTTGCCTCTGGGATTTGCTTAAGCATACCAGATGTACCCACCTTCCCAATCGGCCTGTGGAAGAATCCGACATAGGATTTTATGTTCGGCGGCGAGGAGCGGATTTATTCCGCGGAGAGGAAGTTCCATATGTTTCGGGCGACTATTCTGCCGCCACGGACAATTTACATCCAGACCTCTCCCTATCGGTTGTAGACCGGGTCTGTGACCACTTGCTTTCCGATGATAACAGGCCTCTTGATCCTGTTAGCCCCTGGCGTGTCCTGTTTCATAGAGTACTTGTAGGACACCGCATCTATGACGGTAACTCGTCCAGAAATACTGAGGTAGCGGCCCAAAGCTGGGGACAGCTGATGGGTAGCCCTCTTTCCTTTCCGGTCTTGTGTATCGTCAACCTTGCCGTCACCCGCTATGTGCTCGAAAAAGCATGTGGCCGAATCGTGACATTGGAAGAGTCCGGGATCCTCGTTAACGGGGATGACATTCTCTTTCGGTGTCCGGAACGGACTATTCCTTTCTGGACACGGATGGTGACCATAGCAGGTTTGTCCCCAAGTCCTGGGAAGAATTTCGTCTCCTACCGATATTGTCAGCTCAATTCGGAGCTTTATGACATGTCGGGTTCGAGAGCGGAGTACCTTCCATTCATTAAGGCAAACCTGATCTACGGTACACTGGCAAGGGGATGCGAGCGCAAACGCGCAGCCGACCTGTGTTATGGTGATACCACTACTGAAGGAGGAACCTTTGGACACCGGGCCAGAGCTTTAATAAAGGGCTTTGGTCCCGACATGCAAGATCGACTAATGAGTCGCTTCCTCCACTCTATTAAGGGCTTTCTGGAAAAGATTCCAGAAGTCTCGTGGTTCATCCATCCCAGGTATGGGGGGCTCGGTCTTCCGCTTACGCGGCCTGTTACCCATAATCCCTACCACCTCCGAATAGCGGCCTATTTAAGCTGCGGCGGCGAACAATCTCAGGAGGCCAGATGCATGATGCAATGGCTAAGTGCTCCTACAAAATCGTTTAACGCCGCCACTCTTCTAAGAATCCTGGAGGTGGCCCGGAACTGCAAGGTCCCGTTCCGAAAAGTGCCCTTTGCACTCTTACACCGCGCTGAGGCGGCAGGTGTAGATTTAGAGGCGCTCTTTAGAAAGGCGCTACTCCGTTCTGCGCCCAGATTAGGGGTGGAATACCCTTCCAATGAGAGCGGAGATATGCAGAGGCTCGGGGACTGGAGAAGATTTTTCAGGGATGTGGGTCGGAAAGCAGCACGCACGAGGTGTCGATCAGGAACAGCCGATGAGCGTAAGGGTCTTTTCCTTATGTCGCCAGATAATGCCGTGAAAGGACCCCAGTATGAATATATATTCGACTGGGCGTCGCACAACATGGGAGGCAACATTTGGGACCCTTCATATAAATTCCGGGCTGATCCATTCTCGAGCTCTGAATCTGATGAGCCGCGTGCTAAGGAAATCGGTCCTAATCGGGGACCTGAGTGAGTCATGGAGCAATCCCCCTTTCCCATAAAGGTCAGTCTTAGGTTGATAGTACTCTAGCTGGAGCCTATCGTAATTAGAAGGCAGAACAGTACGGTTCGGCGGTTCCTGTAAAGGATACTGGCGTCCGGAGATCCGTGCAGTCTTCTTCCCTCGTTCTTAAATTCAATGACCCCCAGGGGAAAGGTTTTCTTTCCGGCGTAAGCGCCGGAAATCTGGG